CGCGTCGTCGAAATCTACGCCCAGAATAACGTCAGGACGCTGCTTAACAAGCATCCTACTGGCAATCTGGTCAACAGTATCGGAGTGCGGCGGGAGGGCAAGGACGTTCTGGTTGGCGTGTGGGGCGTAGTGTACGCCAAGATACATGAGTTTGGCGGCGTGATCGTGCCTATCAAGGCTCACGCCCTGCGGTTCAAGATAGGCGGCCAATGGGTGACTACTAAAATTGTTCACATGCCCGCTCGGCCCTATCTTCGACCGGCAGTCAATGAGCACATGCCAGAAATCAATGCGGCGATATCTGCGGCCGCACGTGGATTGATAGAAAAGGTGTGGCATGGATAGCGATCAGGCGTTGAGAGCTAAACTGTCTACTACCAGTGGAATTACGGCATTATGTTCGACACGTATCTATCCCATCGACTTGCCGCAAGATACGACCTTGCCTGCCGTGACGTATCAGATCATCAGCGCAGTCATCGAGTCAAATCACGGTGAGACAGTTGTTTCAAGTTTGGCTCATGCAGTCTATCAGATCGACGCCTGGGCAGCCACGTACGCCGAGGCAGTAGCCCTTGCTCGCCAGATTCATTTGGCCTTGCATACTTTCCGAGGGGCAATCGTACTTGGAACAGAAACGTTCGCAGTTCTGCTATGTTTGCGGACTGCGAAGAGACCTAACAAAGATCCAGAAGTTGGACTTTACTGGATTAGTCAAGATTATGAAATTTGGTATCGCGAATAAAGGAGCAATACGATGGCAGTTTTAGCACTAACCCCTTATCAAATGCCTTTGAAGTACCCCGTACTTCAACCGGCAGCCAACAGTCTGGATGTTGTCTTCACGGCGGCAGGCGCTAGCTTCGTCGATGGAGCAGAATTCACCCTGACTGGTCGAGACATCATCATCATTGGTGGTGGAGCTGCTGGTGGTACTATCACCATCTCCAGTGTTGCGGATGGCAATAATCGAACAGGCGACATTACCGCCTATGCAGTGGGCGTCAACGAATTCGCCCTGCTTCCGCGCTTCCAACTCCCCGGTTGGGCGCAGACCACTGGTAAGTTGCATATGGTCGCAAGTGTAGCCACCATCACGTTCCTTGTCATTCATTTGGATGATTAGGGCAGTCTGTAAAGGAGAAATATTATGGTATCTGAAGCGCTTCCTTCCTTCGGTACTCTGTTAAAACGTGGCGATGGTGGCAGTCCGACCGAGATCTTTACCAGCATCGCAGAAGTTATGGATATCGGTGGCATCTCCCTGGAAAGTGCGATGGCAGATGTCACCAGTCAATTGGCTACTGGCGGGTACGAGGAGTCTGTGCCTACGACTAAGAAAGTCGGTCCGGTCACGTTCAAGCTCAACTTCGTACCTACCAATGCCACCCAGAGTTATGCGGCAGGTCTCATCAAAGACTACAACGATCAAACCCTGCGCCATTTCAAGGTTGTATTCACGGATGCCGGGAATACTACCTGGGCTTTCTCGGCCTATGTCAGCAAAGTCGACATCGCTGCTCCAGTGAAGGGCGTGTTGACTGGCGATGTCACCCTGACCGTTTCAGGCGCGCCTACTCTGGTATAAGAGGCTGATCTATGCTCACTAGAGATGAAATTTTATCCGTATCCGATCTCCCCACTCAGGAAGTCGAAGTACCTGAGTGGGGAGGCGCCGTCCTCGTCCGCGGTTTATCCGGTCGGGAACGGGACGAGTATGAGCTGTCTATGATTTCTATGCGCGGCGGAAGCCCGTCGTTATCGATGTTCAACGCCCGCGCCAAGTTAGTCCAGCTGGGCTGCGTGAATGAGGAAGGCAAACAGCTTTTCTCCAAGAGCGATGTCGCTGCGCTCGGCAAGAAGAATGCTACTGCCCTGGATAGAGTTTACAATGTCATTCGCCAGTTATCTGGTCTCTCTACCGAGGATGTAAAAGAACTTGCCTCAAATTTTATGAACACCCTGAGCGTCGATTCTACTTCCGACTCGCCCACCACTTAGGAATGACGGTCGGGGAACTGCTCGATCGGATTAGCAGTCGTGAGCTTACCGAGTGGATGATCTTTGACCAGCATGAGCCCATTGGCGACGCTCGAATGGATGTGCTGTTTGCTTTGTTAGACAGCATCCTGGCCAATGTAAATCGAAATCCAGTTGTCAGGAGAGAACCGTACTCGACGTCCGACTTTCTGCCGGACTGGTGGGTAGTGCCTAAATCTCCGGAAGAGGAAGCCCAGGAGCGTATGAATGCCAACTTGCGAATGGCTGAATTGATTACTGCCGCATTCGGCGGACAGGATCTGAGGAAGAAACCATGCCCACAATAATCGATCTGGTTACGAAGTTTACTGCTGACGTTGGCAATTTCAAAAAAGACATCGACAGCGCCGAACAGAAAGTAAGTCACCTTCACGTGACGTTAAAGGACGTTGCCAAAGTCGCGGCTGGGGTTGCTGTGGCTGGCGTTGCCGCATTGTCCGCTGCTGTCGTCGGTAGTATTGCTACTACTATCCATTGGGCTGGCACAATGGAAGACGCCGGGCGCGTCATGGGAACTACAGCGGAGCAGACAGCAGGTTTGACAGTTATCGCCAAGGAGACCGGGGGAAATATTGAAGACCTGTCCACACAAGTGGCTTATCTAGGCAAGAACCTGGAAGACGAGAAAGGGGGTCTGGGCACATCGGGAAAAGCTCTGAAAGAACTGGGGATCAGCGCCAAAGATGTTAACGGGAACATGCGCCCGACTATTGATATCATCCAGGAGGTAGCCGACAAACTCGCCATGATGCCTGACAGTCTGCACAAGACTGACCTACAGATGCAGCTCTTGGGCAAGTCTGGCAAGGGCGTGGGCGAAGAAATGGAACGTTTGGCGGGTGGGGGACTAACGCAGGCTATGGAAAAAGCCAAGGCCATGGGCCTGGTGGTTGGCAAGGATGCCGCAGACAATGTAGACAAACTCGAAACGAGCCTCGCCGATGTGAAGTTAATGGCGCAAGGCTTTGCGATTACGCTAGGTACTGATGTAATGCCTGTCGTACAGCCCTTGATAACAGAATTTTTCAACTGGGGCGTAAATGCCATGCCTAAGGTAGCGCAAGGGATTAAAGATGCTATTCCCTTTATCCAGGATTTGGCTAAAACGATTGGAGATATTGTTGATCCGGTTGTCAAACTCATCGTCTGGCTTGATAAACAAGCTATATCCGCCAATAACCTTGCCAAGAGTCAAAGCGCCGCCAAGATCAGCGCCGACGGGCTTGGCCGTACTATGAAACAATCCGGGTCGTCCTACGAGGAATATCTCAAAACTATTACCGATACGATGGTAAAAACAGGATTGTTGTCAAAACAAGACCAAGAAGCGATGCTTGCGGCGGCGGCACATGGAAAAAGCATTGATAGTCTGGCTGTATCACAACGGGGACTTACCGATGACCTGAAAATTCTGAACGATACCGAATACGCAAATCTTGACACGGTAGCACAACATGCTTTAGCTGCTGATTATCTCGCTTCGGTTCTTGCCCGTCTCGCTGGCACATATCAAAATTCCACGTTTGATCTAGTTGCCTACGAAATCGCGCAGGGTAAACTCAATGAAACTGCGGTAATTGCGACCGCCGTAACGAAAGACGAGACAATAGCATTATGGGACCAAAACGTAGCGGCGCACGACGCGGCGGTCGAGATTGGCGATAAACTTTCCGGCGCTTATGATAAGCTGAAGACGGCGCAACAAAGTTGGTTGACCAATGTCGGAAGCGCCGCTCTCGCCGCAATGGAGAACACTAAATACCTTTCAAAGACGCAACAGGAACAAATCAAGGAAGTAATAGACGCAGCAACTGGCTCGACTTACGTTGCCACAGATCAGATGAATGCCGACCTGGCCGCGGCGATGCTGGAGTTCAAGAAGACCGGCGATCCCGAACAACTGAAAAAAGACATCGAGGCGGTGGCGGCTAAATTCGAAGAGAAGCTAGCGCCTAACATCAAGGCAGCTAAGGATGAGGTGATCAAGCTCCAGGCAGAACTCGACGAATTGAATAACCGGCACATTACCACATATATCGATATTGTGTACAAGAATAATCCCCCCAGCGTATTGAATTGGACGGGGTCTGGCGGAACGGGGTCTACTGGACAGGGGTCTACAGGTCGCGCCTCGGGTGGTCTGGTATCACAACCTGGGTTGTACAAGCTGGCGGAACTAGGTCCAGAATTGGTCTTGAACGCAGATCAAACCAGGAAGGCCATGTCAGGCGGAGGCGGGATAGGTGGCGTTGTCCATCATCATTACTACGAGATCGCCGCCAATTATAAGTATCAGGAAGAAAAAGACATCGTTCAGGCGGTACGGCAATTGCAAATGTTGGAGGGATGATAATATGAATAGTGGCATTTATCAAATTCGCAATCTCGCGAATGAGCATAAATATATAGGAAGTTCTAAAAGTATGTCTCTCAGGAAAGCTGTTCATTTCAACAATCTTAGAAAAGGCAAACATCCTAGCTCTTATCTACAACACGCTTGGAATGAACATGGTGAGATGAACTTTGTATTTGAGGAATTGATAATCTGTCATCCCAATATGCTTCTCTTTTACGAGCAGCAGTTCATAGACCAATGGCGTCCTAAATATAACATGAGCAAAGTTGCTGGAAATCCCATGATAGGACGTAAGCATTCTGAGGAAACCCGACATAAAATGAGTGAAGCCCGCAAGAGACGCCCGGGCCCAAACAAGGGAAAACGATGGTCCGAAGAAACCAAGCGGAAAATAAGCGAAGCCATGAAGGGCAAATCCTTTACCGAAGAGCATAAACGCAAGATGAGTGAGGCCGGGATGGGGAACAAGCGCTGGCTCGGACGAAAACATTCCAAAGAATCTATAAAAAAGATGAGTGAATGGCAAAAAGGTATTCCTCATGGCCCACTACCCCAAGAGACTAAAGACAAATTACGAATAGTCGGTCTCGCAAGACAGGCGAGAGAGAGAGCGATATGTCCACAAGAGTTAAGATAAATAATTATTGGGGTAGCGCCGCCTCTGTCGATCTTACCGACCTGATTAATTTCAACGTACTGAGTATTGACGGTCTGGGGATGGCTCCCGTCAAGAACATCCTCCAGACGGGTCCGCTGCAGCAAGGCTCCACAAG